CAGGCACTCGGGGAACACAGGAGCGGGGAACACAGGAGCGGGGGGTACGTGGTGGACGTGATGCAATAACAAAGATCCGTCCTTAAACATAACTCGCAAATTATTCTCGTCATCTCGAATCACGTCTACTACTGTATCAATTGTTTTTCCGTTTATCTTAGAGTCCCAATAAACCCGATCACCTTTCTTGAATTTTTTACGCGCAGCCTCCAGTTCCTCGTCAACAATGTGGAAGTGACGTTCAAGACTTGAGTAGTGCCAAGTTGCGCCATCCGTTGTTATAAGTATGATGCGGGCTTTATCACGATGAACTGATTCAACTGTATTAATATAAGTACTGTCATCATACCTAAACTTAGTACCCTTCGGGAACTTCTCTTTCGCAGCCTCCAATTCCTCGTCAACCTCTGGCTCAGGGATTATCTCGATGTTCCTAAGCTCGGACTTAATTCGGCGAATTGCCTCGTTAAATCCTTCACCGTAATCACTAAAGTAATTAGGGATCAGGCTAGTTATATGTTTCTCAAATTCCTTCTGTGTCATCTTAGTTTTCATCTTATCTCTCCTGTCTTCATTTGTTCTACTAACTCCTTCCCTCTATTCCCGACTTGTTTGTACCAAAGGGATGACTCCATTCTCTTTGCAGCATACTCATAATTGTGGCTTCTCACAGCACCACGAAACATAATAAACTTAAACAGTCTATCTTTACCTAAATTAAACGCCATGTTCACAAGTACCGCTTGTCGTGCCATGTTCAACTTGTCCCATGCCTCCGCTGCAAAGTCCTTCGCATCACGTAACGCTATCTCCATATCCTCATCTAACATAATATCAGCTACCTTTTGGCTGATACCATTATTCAAGTTACGCCCATAACCGATAGTCAACACACCCGCAGTACATCTGTACGGTTTTAAGCTCAAACCCTCATGCTTCTTAATCTGCAACCGAGCTACAGTAAGCAAATCCGCTTGGGTTTTCTTAATTCCAAACATAACTTTCCTTAATTCTTTGTTGTCATTCTCTTCATATGCTCGATAATCTCAGCCTCACTTCTCGCTACATACACATCACTTAGCGTAGATAACTCTTGCACTTGATCCTCGATACTTCTAGCCATAGCCTCAGCCTTAGAAAAACCAAGTTTAAAACCAACCTTAAACCCAATGTGATATGCACCACGAAACAACACTAAGAAAAAACCAACGCCTCCAACAATCATCGCAATCATCGCTAATACAATTAAATCACCGTTCATAATCCTCTCTTTTTTTTCTGATACTCTGTATATTTAACTAATCTCTCAAACGCATCTTCACTTATTACCTCTGGCGGGTGCATTAAGTATTCTTCCAAAACAACCAAGTCGCTTGTCCTTCTTACCACCATTCCCAAACCCCCGCTCTCTCCAATCCGCTTCAATTCCAACTGTTGCAAAGGATCCGGATTGTAGTTCTCTCCGTCCTTTAACTCCATCGCTACATGTAACCCTCTCTCGCATAAGAGACATGGGGCAGATAAAAACATATCTGGTGTACCTCTCTTCGATGCTTGCTGTATCTTCGTCCACCATAACTTTTTATACCTAATTTTTAACTCCCTTAGTCTCTTATATACATGTAGCTTAAGCTTACTCTCCGCCTTCATTGCTTACTGTTACCTTGTTAGTCTTAAGCTCTGATCTAAAGTACGCTGCTGCTTCCATCTCTTTAGCTGTAGTCTTTCGACCCTTAGCAATCGTCGGAACACAGTACACCTTCTCTATCTTACGACTTAACACAAAGACATGAGCATGGGCTGGTAGCTTTTGCATCTTCATCTTCTGTAATTCCGTATTCAAAGTACGTGCTGCACTGTAGCCGGTACTCTGTAGTGTTAAAATCATTGGCATTTGTGCAAACACCTGTTCTCCATCTGGATTAGCAAGAATTAAGTACAAATCTAAGCTAATGTATGCACGTAAATGCTTACCATCCTCCTTAAACTCCCACTCTCTGTTAGAATTCTGTAGAGTAAACTCCTCACGACGACTCATTCCATTTTCTAAGTACTTACCATCTGCATCTGTTTCCTTGATCCTCCAGTACTTATCCATTTTGCAAATGATAAACTCAATAGACTGCTCTCTACCTGCTACTAATTCACCTGAACTACTACGATACTCTCCAATAACCGCCTTTCCCTCTGTCACCGCTCCACTAGTACCATGCATTAACGTTAGTCTAGGAATCTGATAATCAGTCGATGTCATAATCGTATCATCGCCAAAATCATCAAACGCCTCCATTACATACGCTGGTACTGCCGCTTCCTGTTTCACTGCTACGTCTTTACTTGCTACGTTTGTTCCTGTTGCCATAATTACTCCTTTCTGTTTTCCTAATCATTCTTTATTAAATTAAAATTACCTATCTTCAAATCAGTCCATTCACTTAGCTCAACAAAAGAAGGTAACTCCATCTCTGGATTCGCCTCCATCTCTTTCTTAATGAGAGAGTTAAAAGACTGAGCATTCACTGTAACGTACTCATCAGCGTATCCTCTTTCCTCTAACCACTTAATGACTTGCTTCTTAGTCTCTGCATCCTTTGCAAACTTGCAGTATGATGCAGGCTTAAGCTTTATCCCTGTATCAGCACTCACACGTAGGTAGTCTTCTGTCTCAATCGTCTCATACATCTCCTTAAGCTTAATCGCTTCCGACTTTAGCTCGGTATATGCTAGCCCTCTTTCTGTCTCCTTCGCCTTAAACACAGACAGTAACTCCTTCACCTTATCCGCCTGCTTCTTTATATCTTCTAACTCTAGTTCCATTATTCTTCCTCCACTTTAATTCCATAAACTGCTAACTTCGCTCTTATTCTATTCTTGTACTCTACTAGATCTGCCTCTTCCCAGTCGTTATACGTAAGGACAAGTGTTTCTAACTCAGATACATAGGTAACTAAGCTGCGTATAAATTCTCTAAGATCATCAACTGGCTTGATCATCGCCATTCTTGTGATCTTATCTACATAGTCATCAAAATGATCTTCGCTCATACTCTTATCGCTGCCTCCGTATGTAAGTTTTCAAGAGCATTCTTTTGACTCTCTACTTCTTTTGTTAATATATATAGTTTTTCTCTTAAGTTTTTATTTTCATACCTCAATCGACTGACCTCCTTAAGTATATCGACCTTCTCTTCATCCCAAACCACGTCATCTTTGAGTAATACCACCTGCTGTCTTAACTCGGCTTGTCTTTCTTGTATCTGCTCTCTTGTCATATGGTTCTCCTTTTTATTGCTATTAAAACTATGCTGCCTTCCTCTTCTTATTTCCGTATCTCTCTCTTAGTAATCTTGCTACATCGTACTCTTGTAACTTGTCCTTACCATCTAGCGCTTCTTCTACAACCTCCTCGATCGTGTCACGTGTAACAAGATGTATCACCGTTACCGACTGATGCTGCTCGCTACCTGATCTGTAGGTTCTTGCTAGGCTCTGCTGATAATCAACGTATGAGAAGTCTTTGTTGTAGTAGATTGCATAGCTTGCAACTTGTAACCCATCAATTCCAGTGCCTCCCGCTTTGGGATTCGCTATCATAATGCCGCACTGTAGCTCGTTCTTGAATCTGTCGATTTCCTTATTTCTTTCTTCTGATGTTTGACCACCTGTAATAACTGCAAAGTTTCTCTCATAAAATCCATGCCCAAGTACTACTTTCTTTATGCTATCTATGCACGGCCTGAACGTCGCCCATACTACCACCTTATTATGTGGTGCGAGTTCGGTTAGAAGCTCTCCTAACACTGCATCCTTCTCTTGATGTACGCATTCTACGGTGTTATCACCTTGAAGTACGCCGCATGTAATCTGGCGCAGTCTGAGTGTCTTTGTTATAGCGAGTTGCGCTGATACGGCATCCCGCCCCTCGTCGCTGTCAAACCATGCAACATAGTCACGCTCCATATCACGATACGCTGATACAATGTTACGATGTAAGTCTACATAGTGATACTGATGTAGTAACGGTGGGAGTTTCAAGGTCTCAGTCTTCTTAACAACTGTCCCAAGTTCTAGCTTCATCCTCTCAAACACTGTTACTGATTCTGGTTTTGGCTTCCATGCCGGCCAAGACACAAAACGATTCCCTGCATTCTCATTCTCAAAGTATGTACGCAGAAAGAAATTGTAGTTTCCAGGAAAGATGTTACCTTGAAGAAATCTAAACGGCATATATAAGTCTTCATATCCGTTCGATTCAAGAGTACCTGTTAGTGCTAACCTGTATCTAGTTGGTAGTTTGACGAAAAACTGAGAACGCTTAGACCTATAATTCTTTATTCGATGAACCTCATCTGCAATCTTAATATGCGGATCAAAATCAACGATAGCCTGCTTCAAATCATCATTATCTAAAGCTTCGTAATTTACTATGTATATGTGAGAACCTTCCGTTTTGTTAACTGTATATGCTTTCTTTGCGCCGCTACCACGTAGGATTGTAACAGGAATAGGGCAGCTCTCGTACCACTTGCGGAAGTTCTTAACCCACTCCTCTTGAACACTGTTCGGCGTGAAGATAATACCACGCAAATCCTCAAATTGCCCCACCAAAAATCTGACACAATCAACAGCAGTCCTCGTCTTACCGGTCCCTGCATCATGCCAACATCCTAACACGCCCGCCTGAACAAATCGCTCGACAGCCTCTTTCTGATGTGGGAATAACTCAGGTAATTCTTTTTCCATATTTTATTTTTAAAAGATCTACTTTTTCACTTGAAAAAACATTTGCCATAGTTTATATAACTAGTCAAAGGAAAAATCAAGTAACTTTTTTACGATCTTTTAAATTTTATGTCTGATAAAAATACTGAGCTATCTAATATAGCAGCCTATTGCGGTGGCGCTTCTCAATATAGAGATGGATACAAGTGCCTCTGCCCACTCCATAAAGACAAAAACCCCTCCCTCTTACTAAGCATCAGCTCGAATAATAATATCATCGCCACATGCCTCGCAGGCTGCAACTGGAAAGATCTTCTCACACACTTCAAAGACAAAGGACTCATGACAGACAAAACTTACAACAACTCCAAAGAAATCATCACAGACACATACATATACGAATCCTCAATAGGTGATGTGGTATTCGAAAAACAACGTTTAGAACCAGAAAACATGAAAGACTCAGGCATCAAACGATTCCTCTACCGACGCAAACTTAACAACTCAAACAAATGGATATATAAAGACGTAATCAAATCCCTCCCCTCAACCATCCCAGTACCCCTCTTCAAACTACCTCGCATCTTCAAAGCAAACATAGTCTATCTATGCGAAGGTGAAAAAGATGTAAAAACCCTCCTAAAGTACATAGTAGACGATAACACCACAGCAACATGTAACCACGACGGCGCAGGCAAATGGCTACCCCACTACAACACCTGGTTGAAATCTAAAACCGTCATCATCCTACAAGATAACGACGACTCAGGACAAAAACACACCTCCATACTCACAGAAAATCTCGCAGATATCTGCAAACTATACCTCGTAAAATTCAACTCACACAAAGAAAACACACACCCCACAAAGTACGACGTATCAGACTTCATAAAAGACTACGGCTACAACGCCCTCCTAGAATATATAGAGTCAAACATGCAACTCGTAACACGTAAAGGAAAAGTTAAAGAACTTGAGAAGGCAGAAAAGAAAGAAAAAGAACAGTCTAATGAAGATAGTAATAATAAGAATAATAAAGAAAAAGCAAAGATCGCAGACTATGAAGACTACGTAAAATTATACGAATCAACACTCGGTGAACTTCGTGTCGATATTTTCTCCGAAGCCGTCTGCTTCCACGATAAACGAAAAGACTACTGGGAATACGCAAGACCAGCTCTACCAGTAGTTAGATCAGACGCCGAAACATTTCAAAAAATACATAACGTAAAATTTCAAAGACCCCTCTTCCCTGACCACCTAGCAAAAAGACAAAGCGAATTAGAACCAGAACTTCTAGTCAACATCCCAAAATGGGACGGACAAGATCATATAGGCCTTATGGCTCACTGCCTCAATCCAGCACCGGAACAAGGTTTCACAAAAGATGACTTCGATCAACTCATCTCAGACTACCTATGCAAAGCATACAAAAGAGTATATGACCCTAATGTCAGAAACAGAATCCTAATCCTTAAAGGACAACAAAACAAAGGAAAAGACTGGTGGATAGACTCCCTCCTCTACGGCTCTCAGCAATTCCTTCAAGACCTACACCTCGTAAACGCCGACAAAGATGCATTCCTACAGCTTAGTGAAGGCTGGTTCCTAAAAATTGGAGAATTTGACAAAACCGCTAGAACCGAAGTCTCAGTCCTCAAAGATATGATAACCAAACCCTTCACACACCTCCGAGCACCTTACGACGAAGGAAAAAAACGCAGATTCGTTCGCTGCTCCTTCATATCAGCCTCCAATATTAATGATATTCTTAGAGACACAACAGGAGCCACTCGTTACCTAATCCTCGAATTAGATGACCAAAAACCAATAGACTTTAACTATCCAGTTAGAAATCTCGATTTTGGCTTACAAATACTAGCACAAGCTAGACACCTCTCAGATGTCAACTTCAAGTGCGCTCAGGAAACAGAGGATAAACTAGCTGAATACCTTAATAGCAAGACCCCCGATGACCCCTTCATGATCTTACCACAACTCTATGAGGAAAAAGTATCCGAATACGTCCTAACTCTCTCCCTCGAACAAATCCAGCAAATCAGAAAGACAGGACGAATGACATTCGCTCAGGCTCAACCCCTCATCGCTGAATTATCAAAAATGCTAGAAATCCGAGCATGGACAGCTCAAAATATTCTTAATCACAAAAGAATAGCCCAAAAAGTAGGCGGGAATAAGTACTATTACATACCAAAATCAGAGAGAATCGCATTAGGATTCGATGATCAGACCGAACCTGGCCTAGATAACACAGAAATCCCTTTCTAAGAACACAGTAACATGACGAGCAGGACGAGGGTAGGACGACTTTTTTTAGAGATCGTCCTGCTGTTTCTTGAGTTAATCCAATATGTTACGCTGTAACAGGATAAATAGGACGACTTTTCTTTATATAGAATAATGAAATTATAAAAGAGAGTAGCATATATATCCTATAAATATTTTTTAATTATTATAAAAATATTTACAAAAGGGACTTACAAGACCGTTTTTGGG